ACTCGATCGCTTTTGTGGCAGATGCAGTCAGAGTTAAGAGGGCAAGTGAAGTACTAGGAATTGTACTTGATATGGACTCTGTTTGTCTGCGACCATTTCCAGAATATGACTCTTGGTTTAGTACAATGCCTGCTAAGAAAACTAGCAGCATGGCTCCTAAATGGGGACCAAAGAAACCACCAATGACAGTCCATGATGGCTCCTGGGACGGAAAGGCACTCACTGCATTTCCTATTAAGATCGGGCAAACTACACAACAAGAAATGTCCAAATTATCAGATGATATAATTGCTAAATTTCAAGTAGAACCTAAGGGTGGCACAGATGAATGGAATTCCATTCTATGGACTGTAAAGGCAATCGCTAATAGAGACACAACAGCCAAAGTATTTGAACCACTCTATATGAGCCCTCTACCTGCTTGGTTAGGTGTCGGTAAATGTTATAGTTTAGAAAGTCCGTCTAGGTTAGATGGAAACACTGCTATATTTGGTCATACATTACCTTCCATAGATGATATTATGGAGAACTCATATATTGTTGCCCACTTCTTTGAGAGTGCTTTCCAGAATGCAGATCAAATTGACTCTGACTCTTGGAGCAATATACCAGACGGAAGTCTACTGGCTAGAGAAATGGATGCAGTAGGATATAAGAGAAATAAACCATCATCACTAGACGAATTTTTTTAAAAATCCCTTTACATTGACACTTAATTGTGTTATAATATACTTATTATGATATCAGGTACGCTATTCCAATCACTATATAAGACTGAGACAGTCAACAAGATTGACTTCGATTCATTCAAAGAATTTGAGAAAGTACTATATAAACTCGCAGGTATTCCCAGAAAAGATAAGAAATCTGCGTATCTCATGTCTCCAGCGTCTTACCTCGAAGGTACTACAAGAAAGAATGACAATGTTACTAAATGGGGTGGCTGGTGTGCAGTAGATGTAGATGATTTTACTGGAGATTTAAAAGAATTTTTACAGAAGAAATGTGGTAAATACTACTTTGTTTGCTATTCTACCGCATCATCTACAGAAGAAAGTCCTAAATTCAGATTGGTATTCCCTCTATCGCGAGATGTTGATAGAGAAGAAATAAAACATTTCTGGTTCGCTCTTAATACAGAACTTGGTGAAATGGGTGATATCCAAACTAAAGATTTATCAAGAATGTACTATATTCCTGGCAAATATGCTAATGCGAATAATTTTATCTTTACCAATGAGGGTGAACATATAGACCCAGAGACACTAATGAGTGCTCATGAATACATTGAGAAAGGTGGTAATACATTCTTTGATAAATTACCTAAATCTATGCAAGAAGCATTAGTCAATCATACAAAGAATTCTCTTACTAATACGGATGTTAAATGGACTTCATATAAAGATTGTCCATTCTTTCCAAGACAGTTAGAACTAGATTATAAAGTTATAAGTGGATCCGGTTGGTACTATAAGATGTATCAAATTATGGTGGCTCTGGCCGGTAATGCTATAAAGGCTAAATACCCTATAACAGCTAAAGAAATAGCCTGGATGTGTAGAGAACTGGATATGGATACAGGTAACTGGTACGATAAACGACCACTTGATAAAGAGGCTGATAGAGCCTTAGAATATGTAATGAGGAATCAACTATGACACAATATGATGAAGAAGTCGAAAGACAGAGAATAAGAGAGAAAGCAGTTAAATGGGCATCGACGCCTACTGCAGTACATACCCACTCATTAGGATCTATGTATTATGACGATAGACCCGAAGATACTGCTAATGATAAATGTGTAACTGATATGGAATTCGCAAATGGTATTATTAAAAGATACCAGAATGGTGAGTTGATACACATATTTGGCAAAGAAATGACTGAAGATGAGCTGATTGATGAGTTTTTGAGGAAGTGATGAAAAGATTTTGGACAATTTGGAAATATGCACTGGGTTCATTTAATGATGAAGATACAGCTCCTGTGGAGAATCAAATAACAGTTATACGAACAGTTATCTTGGGTGTTAATTTACTTTGTGCAATTTTAATTATGGCCAATATTATTAAGGGGTGGATGTGAGAAATATAACAGTAGTTGGATCAGGTTATGTTGGTATGGCTAATGCTACAATGTTGGCTAAATATAATAACGTAACTATATTAGACATTGATAAAAACAGAGTTGATATGGTTAACAATAAACAGTCTACTGTTGAAGATACAGCTATACAAGAATATTTGGATAACGAAACACTTTCTCTCACCGCTACTACAGATAGTAAAACTGCTTATGAAAATGCAGAATGGGTAATAATTGCAACACCTACAGATTATGATGAAACTAAAAATTACTTTAATACTGATAGTATTAAATCTTGTATCAGAGATTGTTTAGATTATAACACAGAAGCTCACATAGTAATTAAATCAACAATACCGGTCGGTTTCATACGCAGTATGCAAACAAAGTTTGGTAAGTTAGATATTATGTTTTCTCCAGAATTTTTGAGAGAAGGTAGTGCATTACGTGACTGTTTAAGACCTGAAAGAATTGTTATTGGTAGTAAAGGTTCGGTTGCAAAAGAGTTCGCAAAACTTATAAAAGAAGCTATTATACCAGAATATCCAGAAGCACCTGTTTATTATACTGGTAAGTCAGAAGCGGAATCAATTAAATTATTTGCAAATACATATCTTGCCATGAGAGTTTCATTCTTTAATGAGCTTGATATGTATGCAGAATCTATGAATATGAATTCAGAAGAAATTATCTTAGGGGTAACATCTGACCACAGAATTGGTAAGGGATATTGTAATCCTTCTTTTGGTTATGGTGGTTACTGTTTCCCCAAAGATACCCGACAGCTATTGGCTAACTTCCGTAAACAAAGAATACCTAATAAAATTATCCAAAGTATCGTATATGCGAATGAAAACAGAAAAGATTGGATAACTAATAGGATACTACAGTGTGATGGCGTATCCGTAGTGGGTATTCACCGATTGGTTATGAAGTCAGGATCGGATAATTTTAGAAGTTCTGCAATACAAGGTGTTATTCAGCAACTAATTAATAACAAGATTAAGGTAGTAATATATGAACCAACTCTGGAGAGTAAAGACTTTATGGGTTGTGTTGTAGAAACAGACCACGAAAAATTTAAGAAATTAGCCGATCTTATTGTAACCAATAGGATTGATGATAGTCTAAAAGACGTAATAGAAAAAACATACACGAGGGATATATTTAATGACAATTAGTAAAGAAACACAAAGAATAATCGAAGATATTAATAAGATTAAAACATGGCACTACGATAGAAACCTAATCGAAGGTGCTACGGATAAGGACCAACTAGCCAAATTAATCCAAGAAATGGGTGAATTATCAGATAATATCTGTAAAGGCAGAGATATTAAAGATGATATTGGAGACATTATTGTGGTCTTAATTAACATCGCTGAACGTAATGGTATCTCACTTACAGAATGTGTAAGTACTGCGTATGAAGATATTAAAGACCGTAAGGGTAGAATGGTTGATGGAATCTTTGTTAAAGAAGGTGATTAAAGGGTTGACAAATACCCGTGAATGTGTTATAATATACACTAATAAAAGGTAAAAACATGCAAAATAAAGTTTTGGTTATAGGTGGCGCTGGCTTTGTCGGCTCTAATCTATGTAAGCAACTTGCTGAGTTAGACTATTATGTAGTATCTTTAGATAACTACTTTACTGGTAGTAACTTAAATCATCACGAAGGTGTTCATTATTTAGAGGGTAATTCGGCTGATCTATTTGATATTTTTGGCCATGAACCTAATCAATTCGACTATATCTTCCATTTCGGAGAATATGCTAGAGTAGAACAATCCTTCTTTGATTATAAGACGGTAATGGATTATAATTATCATTCATTCCCTACTGTATTGGATTTTGCAAAACATTCAGACGCCAAGTTTATATACTCTGGTTCATCCACTAAATTCTCTATCGGAGAAGATGGTAAGATGATGAGTCCATATGCATATACTAAAGCGCAGAATACTGAATTACTACAAGCATATGCAGAATGGCGTGGACTATCTTATGCAATTGTTTATTTTTATAATGTTTATGGTGATGGTGAAATCGGTGATGGCAAGTATGCAACTGTAATCGCTAAATTTCTTAAAATGGTGAAAGAAGGAGCTACTTCGGTACCCATTACTAGTCCAGGAACACAAGAAAGAAACTTCACGCACGTTGATGATACTGTTGATGGTTTGATTAGAATTATGCAATATGGTAGTGGTGATGGTTGGGGTATTGGTAACGATACCTCGTATTCTATGTTAGATGTTGCAGAAATGCTAGATGTGGATGTTGATATGAAACCAGAGAAATCTGGTAATCGAATGGGTGGAGTAGTACATAACAAAATGTTACTTGCGCTTGGTTGGAAACCTAAAATAAATTTAAGAGAATATATAGAGGAGAGATTATGAAAAGTATGATATACGATTTTGAAACACTGGGGACAGAATTTAACGAGTCCGCGGTAGTATCTCTTGCTGCCCTAGTATTTGATTCTAGCGAATTCATTGCACCAGGTTACACATACGAAGAACTATTAAATAATGTTAAGACTGTTAAGTTTGATGTTGCTGATCAGGTCCGTAATCACAATAAAAAGATTGATCCCGATACACTAAAGTGGTGGGGAGAACTACATCCAGAGGCACAGAAACAACTCAAACCATCCGACGATGATATGTCAATTACTGAATTAAAATCTTGGATTACCTCAGTTGCAGACCCAGAGGATATAGAACGAGTATACACAAGAGGTAATACTTTCGACCCTATGTTCTTACACGCAATTATAGGTAAAGACCCATACCCACACTGGACACTTCGTGATACGAGGTCAGTTATTGAAGGTATGACACTTTTTAATACTTCTATGAAGAATGGTTTTATGGTGCCGGGTTTAGAGGATAAGTTTATACCCCATGACGCAAAACATGATGTGGCCATGGATGTAATGAGAATGCAATTTTTGATGAAGGAGATGATATGAGTTTTAATAGACAATTTATACCACTATGGGTAGTCATGGCATTTATGATTTTAATGTCTATATCACAAGAATTAAAAGCATCGGATGAAAATGGTGAAGCATATTGTATGGCCAAAAATATATATTTTGAGGCTGGTAACCAACCAATTGCAGGAAAGATCGCAGTATCACAAGTTGTACTCAATAGAGTATACTCGCCATCTTATCCGGATAATATATGTGATGTTATATATCAAGCCAAATGGAGAACAAACTGGAAAGGTAAAGAAGTACCAGTAAGACATATGTGTCAGTTCTCTTGGTTTTGTGATGGTAAATCAGACGACCCAGTTGATAGTAATACTTGGATGTTTTCTCTTATGGTAGCCAATTCAATTTTAAATGGCGACTTTGAAGATATTACCGAGGGGTCTACACATTATCATGCTGATAGCGTTCGACCATATTGGGCAGATTCGTTAAATCGAACAGTACAAATTGATAACCACATTTTTTACAAATAGGTAAAAGTATGAAAGAAAAGTTTAAACAAGCTTTTATGGATTGTGCAGAGAGATTTGCGCAATTATCTACAGCCAAAAGATTACAGGTAGGTGCTATTATTGTAAAGGATAATAGAATCATATCTATTGGTTACAATGGAATGCCCAGTGGATGGGATAACGTATGTGAAGAATTAGGTAAATCAAAACCAGAAGTTTTACATGCCGAGGCCAATGCAATTACTAAAATGGCCCGATCTTCCGAAAGTTGTGAAGACGCAGTTATGTTCTGTACACATACACCTTGTATAGAATGTGCTAAGTTAATATACCAATCTGGTATAAGTAAATTATATGTAAAAAATGATTATGTAGCCGCAAAAGGATCTGGTAAAGCATTCTTAATAGATTGCGGTATTGAATTGGAGAAAGTATGAAAGTTGGGATAACGTGTTCTACATTTGATTTGTTACACTCAGGTCATGTGGCAATGTTAAGAGAAGCAAAGACCGCATGTGATTATTTAATCTGTGCATTACAAAATGACCCATCGGTAGATAGACCAGAGAAGAACAAGCCCGTTCAGAACATTGTAGAGAGACAAGCACAACTAGCTGCTATCAGATACGTTGATGAAATCCTTGTATATAATACCGAAGACGAACTACGTGATATTCTTAGCATGTATCAGATTGACGTCAAGATTATGGGCGAAGAATACAGAGACATAGATTTTACTGGTAAAGATATATGCCAGAAACGTGGTATTGAATTCTATTTTAATAAACGTGACCATAGGTTTTCTACATCTGACCTACGCAAAAGAGTTGAAGAAAGCTCTTTACAAACGAAATAAAGTGTAGTATAATTATATTATTAAAATTAATTGGAGTTATATTATGAATGAATTGATTAAGAACAAAACTGACTGGTACCCTATTTCTTGGATACCTAGTACTAATTCTGGAGAATGGAGAAAGTTCGTTAAAGACAACGGAGTTGATGGAGCAGTCCGTGGGTGTTACCAAGTAGCCTTAAAGAAAGATATTGAAACAATAGGTGATGAAATAATACACGAAGCAATTGGTTATAACGGAAAGGCCAAAGATGTCATCAGTAGAACTGGTGGTATTCGTGCCCCAAAGGGTAGACACGGAGCCAGACTTTACATTGATAAACACAACTTAGATAGAGCAAAGGATGTAGTTATCCGTTACTTAATAGTGAATGATGTAGAGAATAAAGAGCAGGAACTAGAAGGTTATCTACATAAAGAACACCAAGCCGCTTTTGGTTGGGACTTTGCATGGAGAGAAGCTAGCGGCGGTATAGATGGTAAGTATGATAAGATTCTAGCTGAAGTTGAATATCTAACCTCTAAACAGATGATTGGTATTATCGGAGAGATAATGGAATTATCCAAACAGAAAGCTTTACAAGAACATGAAGAAAAGCTAATTAACACTTTACAATCAGAGTAAAATGTGTTATAATATACTTAATATTTTTAACAGGAGACTATATGCCAAGTATTGATTTACGCCCTAGGAAGAACAGAAATCCTAGAGATAAAAGACCACCAAAGGAAATGCCATTTGATGTGGCACTTCGAAAATTTAAGAAAGCCGTAGAACGTGCTGGAACTTTACAGAAAGTAAGAGAGAAAGAGTTCTACGAGAAACCAACTGCCAAAAGAAAGCGCAAGAAGGCAGAGGCAAAAGCTAGGTGGAAAAGGCAAGAGCGCTCAATGCAATTAGGACCAGATAGGTCTAGGAGAATAAAATAATGTCTATAATGGATAAATTAAAAAAGAATTCAAAGATTAAAACAACAGAGATATTGGAAAAATCTGTATTCTTTACGGAAAAAGACCAAGTTGCTACTAATGTACCTATGGTAAATGTTGCATTATCCGGTGATATGGATGGTGGTCTTACTTCGGGACTTACTGTACTGGCAGGTCCAAGTAAACACTTTAAAACATCATTTGCCCTACTAATGGCAGGTGCATATATGAGAGAACATGACGATGCAGTTATGTTATTCTATGATTCAGAATTTGGTTCACCCCAATCATACTTCGAGTCTTTTGGTATTGATACTGGTAGAGTATTACATACGCCAATCACAGACGTAGAACAATTGAAGTTTGATTTGGTTGGACAACTAGAGAATATTGAAAGAGGAGATAAAGTAATTATTGTTATCGACTCTATTGGTAACCTTGCAAGTAAGAAAGAGCTAGAAGATGCTCTCAATGAGAAGTCCGTGGCAGATATGTCTAGGGCTAAAGCATTGAAGGGATTATTCCGAATGGTAACTCCTTATCTCACTATGAAGAATGTCCCTTTACTTGCTGTTAACCATACATATCAAGAAATTGGTCTGTTCCCGAAAGCTATTGTATCGGGCGGTACAGGTATCTATTACTCAGCCGATAATATTTGGATTATTGGTCGTCAACAACAGAAACAAGGTACAGAAATCAAGGGGTATAACTTCGTGATTAATGTAGAAAAGTCCAGATTTGTAAAAGAAAAGTCCAAGATTCCAGTCAGTGTGACATGGGAAGGTGGTATTTCTGAATTCGGCGGACTACTTGATGTTGCCATGGCTGGTGGTTATGTAGTAAAACCTACTATGGGTTGGTACGCAAGAGTTGACCATGCTACTGGAGAGATTGTAGAACCTAAGGTGCGTGAAAAGAATACACAAACCAAAGAATTCTGGGATCCTATTCTTAATGAAACAGACTTTAAAAAGTTTGTTAAGTCACACTATCAGATTGGCCACAAACCAATGCTAGACATTGAAATTGATATTGTGGAAGAATAATGGAAAACTACATACAAGAATCCGAATATACATATGTTGAGAATGATTCTTCTGAATTTTGGGGAATCAAGTTTAGAGAATCATCCCCTTATGCTGGAGTTGTAGTTGTATATGGAACTGTGTCTATTAAAGAGTCAGAAGAACTTGAAATAGCGACACTTTCGTTTACATATAATGTCCAAGATGCAGGAGACTTTAATGTTGATGAATTGGAAAAATCAGAAGAATTTAAAAATTATTTAGGCGATGTTTTATCAAGCATAATTAATGATAGCGCCAATGAGCGAATGGAGAAAAATGGATATAACGAATCAACTACCAACTCACATACTGAATCATCTTCTCAATAATGAGGAGTATTGTAGACGAGTAGTACCGTATCTGCAGAAAGAGTATTTTGATGGGACACATAAGACAGTATTTGATCTTATCGTTAAGTTTGTCGCACAACACAACAAACTACCCACTGGTAAGATTCTTGATTTAGAACTCCGTAAGATTAATGCACCGGATGATATTCTAAATAATGCTGCAAAACTTATTGCAGAGATAAAAGAAAAGTCCGATATTGATACCGATTACTTAATCAAAGAATCAGAGAAATGGTGCCGAGATCGGGCAGTTTATAATGCTATCATGGACTCAATTCAGATTATTGATGGCAAGAATCCAGATAAAACAGATGGTGCTATACCAGAGATTCTATCTGAGGCCCTGGGGGTTTCATTTGATCAGGCCATCGGCCATGATTACATAGATAACTCAGAAGACCGTTATGAATTCTATAATAGAACCGAAGAGAGAATACCGTTTGACTTGGATTACTTCAATAAGATTACTAAAGGTGGATTACCAAATAAAACATTGAATATTGCTTTGGCAGGAACAGGTGTTGGTAAATCGCTCTTTATGTGCCACTGTGCAGCATCTGTCTTAGAACAAGGTAAGAATGTTCTTTATATAACCATGGAAATGGCAGAAGAAAGAATAGCAGAAAGAATCGATGCAAATCTTATGGACTTACCAATTCAACAGTTAGAATCTTTACCGAAAAATGTATTCGATACTAAGATCCAGAAGATAGCTCAAGCATCTATTGGTAAACTTATTATTAAAGAATACCCTACTGGTTCTGCTCATGTTGGTCATTTTAGAGCTCTTCTTAATGAACTGAAACTCAAAAAGAACTTTAGTCCGGATATGATTTATATCGACTATCTCAATATTTGTGCATCAAGCCGTATGAAAGGTATGGGCGGAAGTATAAATAGTTACACCTACATTAAAGCCATCGCAGAAGAAATGCGTGGTCTTGCTGTAGAGTTTAATGTTCCAATAGTATCGGCAACACAAACTACTAGATCTGGATTTAGTAATACTGATGTCGGACTAGAGGACACTTCGGAATCTTTTGGATTACCGGCAACGGCTGATCTCATGTTTGCTCTTATATCTACAGAGGAACTAGAAGAATTAGGTCAATTAATGGTGAAACAATTGAAAAACCGATACAACGATCCAACAAGTTATAAAAGATTTGTTATTGGTGTTGATCGGTCCCGCATGAAATTATATGATGTTGAAGAATCTGCCCAAACCGATCTTATTGGTGACGGCAGTTCTATCCCCGATAAACCAATTGCAACGTGGGGTGATAGAGAAAACAAAGACACGTTTGCAGACTTTAATATATAGGAGAATATATGGATATGTTACTTAATGCAAAAGACTGGGCAATGGACAGACTAGGAGAAAGAACATCTATTGATGGACTTGGACTAATCGCTGTTTGTGGTTCTGTTATTTTATTTGGTGGCCTTGCAAAACTACTCGCGTGGGTAGGTCTAGCATGGGGCATTTACACTTTGGTTAAAAAGGAAGGCTGAATAATTAATGTTTAAGGTGAAACTTATATCATATAGTCAACCACCTGCAGAGAGCGAACTATCAGACGACCTCCTGCAGATGGTTGCATATTGTGCCAGAGTATCTAATCCTGGCAATCAAAATAATGAAAAGACGGCTGAGAAGCTTGTAAAATATCTAATCAAACATAAGCATTGGTCACCATTAGAAATGGTCAGTGCTTGCCTAGAAATAGAAACCACCAGGGATATCGGCCGACAGCTTCTACGTCACCGTTCGTTCTCCTTTCAAGAGTTTTCACAAAGATACGCAGATCCAACTAAAGATATGGAATTTGTTACACGTGAAGCTCGTTTGCAGGATACAAAGAACAGACAGAATAGTATTGATATACCTTTTGAAGACTCTATTAATTATGTATGGGAATCATATCAAGAAGTTGTTATCGAAAGATGTCAACAAGCGTACGAATGGGCAGTTCAGGCTGGTATAGCAAAAGAACAGGCTCGAGCAGTATTACCTGAAGGCTTGACAATGTCGCGTATGTATGTTAATGGTACTCTTCGTTCGTGGATTCACTATATACAACTAAGATCAGAAAATGGAACTCAGAAAGAGCATATAGAAATTGCAAAAGCAGTAGGGGATGTAATCTATCAAATATTCCCGCTAGATGATGTAATATAGTAAAAAAAGTGTTGACAAGACACTTGGTTTGTTATATAATATATACTTAAATAAAAGAGGAGTCACACTCGTGGCCAAAGACCGATTTGATTTAGAAAGTGCTATAATGGAAGCATGGCATACATGCGAAGATATTGACTTAATATATCACAATACTGACAAGTTTAAACTTAATGCAGAAGACTGCGATGATTTGCAAAACCAACTACTTGGTTTACGGCACATGACCGAACTTAGGTTTAATAAATTATGGGATGTATTTGAATCAATGATTAGTAACAAAGATTAATGAAACAATGCGCTTATGGTGAAACTGGATATCATCCGAGTCTTCTAAACTTGTGTTCAAGGTTCGAGTCCTTGTAGGCGCGCCAATTAAGGAAAGAAAATGCTATACGTAGATTACCGCTTTACTATCGATGCAGATGGATTAAAATTATCAGATAAAGGTTCACCAGATAAATGGGATCAGGTTGACATCAATCGCACCCCATTAAATGTAGGTGATATGTTTGTACTTACCCTTGATCAAGATAATTGTATGTACTTCCGTAAGTTCGATAATCCGATATTGGATGAATTAATAGAAGGTGGATTACCAACTAACGAAAAACAACTGGAGTTATTTTAATGAGAGGATATAAACAGCCTACGGATGAACCGTACATACAACTAATATGTAATCCATATGAACATGAAACCTCGGTAAACACTCGTATTACTGTTGACGTAATGCAAAAAGATTTATCTCGTGATGATATGGTTGAAGTGCTTGAAGGATTTATGAAAGCACTGGGGTATCATTTTAGTGATAAAGAAGCCCTTTGTGTTGAGGCATTGGACTAATGGAAATTAATGCAACAATACCTGTTCAATATAATAAACCAAATATTGAATACCAACAGATTACCGTAAAGGTGAATGGACAACAACAATCGCAAACTGTTTACACTTATGATAAATATGGTAACTTGATTGAAACTGTTGTGCGAACACATAACATTGGATCAGTGTAAAATAAACGATATTTTTTAAAAAAAGTGTTGACAAATGGTTCTATTGGTAGTATAATATACCTATATTAAATGATAAGGAGATTAATATGAAAAACACATTTTTTGAACAGAATATCACTGAGGTTAATAACTATCTGACTAAGATCAAAGCTGACTATCACAGGTGGCAAGATAGATGCAAAGACGGTTGTGCTAAGATTAAAGACCAAATGTTTGATGAATTTTGTGAAGGTTTAACTTATAGTGCTGGTAGGAACTACCTAAAAATTACTACTGGTCATTCAACCCATTCATTCATCGTTATTAAACCTACTAAAGGTTTTAAAGAAGGCGACATCTTGATGGCCAAATCATGGGCTGCCCCGGCAACTAACTTTGCCAGAGGTAACATCTTTGAAGACTATACAGTAAGATGGACAGGTGCGGTATGAAAGAATTAATCAAAGAAATCGTAGAGGTAACAATGGCAGAAGATTATGTAAGGTCTTTAGTTGGAGCCCCTACAATAGAAGAAGAAGAAGTCTGCATTTGTGGAGAAAATTTAGAATCCTGTCCAGAGTCCTACGTCCACATGACGTCAGGAGTCTAGAGGCAGTCGTCACCTATCGGACGAAATAAAGCGAGAGGGGGTAGTGTCCGAACACTCACACGGAAATGAAAAAGTCTGTGATATAGGGGGACGAGTCCGGGGTCAGGGTGGCAACCTGTAACCCCCCAAACAGCCGAATAATGAACGGCCCCGGACTCAACTATTTTATGGAGATTGTTATGAATAGTTATCTTGGTTCACTTCGATATGACCCTACTGGTCGTAAACGTAAAGCCCCTGGTCTAACCCGTAAACGTAAACTAAAACCAGAATTTCAACCAATGAAAGTCGAAAAGACTTATGCTGAGCAACAGATGGAAGAATTCCGTAATAAGTACCCATCTTATTCTGGTACTACCACATACGAAGCACCTAAGGATCAATCTTGGAAACAAGAAGAATCTAAAAACTTCACAGTTGCACCTGCATATAATAAAGGTGCGTATCAAGTAATCCCACGTAAGGATGTAAAACACATAGGTAAATAATATGGAAAACGAACCACTTCAAGCCTTTAAGGTATTAGCACTAAATAAAGAAACTAACAAAATGGAAGCAGAATATATCTTTGAATCTATGAAAGAGGCGATAAGATTTCATGCTGAAATGACAGTAAAAGGTTATTTATGTGTGACTGAAAGGATAGCTATTTAATGGAATACTACTTAATATTTGCTGCTTGTATATTGGGTGTCGGTTATACTTCATATAAAATTGGTGTAAAAGAAGGAGCAGAGAAAATGCTCGATCGACTAGAAGAAATTAACATCATTAATATTGATGATGAAGGTCGTATATCTCCTAAACAGCTGTAAATTGACTTACAAACCTTTATAAATAGATATATTATAACCTATTTTTTAAAGGGATTAAGATGGATTTACTACCAATAAAGTTTGAAACGGGCACAAACCCTGACAAATATCTAAACGAAATTCGTGCTGCTAAAAGATTAGGTAATCTTTTTGTAAGAAAGATTAAAGCAGTGTGGACTACAATTAAAAAGGCAATTGTAAAGTTATTCAGAACCAAAGTTAGAAAAGCAGAACTATTTGATACGGTTGAAATTACTATACCTAAACAGGTAAAGGAAGATATAATGAATGAAATGCCGATATTAAAAGAAGAATCTGGCGCTATTGGAGCAATCAAGGGTAACTATAACGAAGCGCTTGTTTGCCAATTTCTCTTTGATCATAGAGGGGAAGAGGTTAACATATCCAAAAATTATGAGAAATATAGAGCGGGTATTAAACAGACCGTAACTGATTGGGATAAGAAATTAAAAGTTGCTGACCAGAAAAACTATACGAAGAACATAAAAATTATCCGTAAAGGTAGTGCTGATATGGCTAACTATCTTATCTCTGCTGCAGTAAGTGAACAAGCCACAATAGTAGGCGCTTACTTGGACAATCTTGCATTCATGGACGGAATTGACTTTAAAGCAGATATTAGAGTCGCTGTAATGAAAGAAGGCAAAGAAATCCTTGATGGTTACTCTCTCAAACTATATTCAAATAAGACAGTAGGTCTCGCAAATACAACTGCAAGAGGTTTATGTGGTCATTTAGCTGGTGATAGTGCAGAAAACGAATTCGATGGAAAAGCTAAAACTGACCAAACTCTAAAGGATTTGATTCATAAATCAAAACTATTAAATGCTATAAAACAAGACCATAAGAAATGGTTAAAAGGTGATGAAAAATCCTATGATAAACTAATTAGGTTACGAGGATTAACACCTGCTGAAATAGAAAAATTAAGCCAATCTCAATTAAAGGCCGACAGAGCTGCGGCCAGAAAGCCAATCAATACAAGAATTGCTGCATTAGTATATGATGTATTAAAGAATTATGAAGGTAGTGATACTCTAGGCGAAAGAGTACTTGATATTTTAGGTTTTAACGATAAAGAAACTAAAATGTTAATGGCAATTACTACTGAAAAGAAAAGTGAAATTATAGCACATCACCCTGACTTGGATTTAAGTAAAATTAAAATAGAAGACCCTAACGGTAGAGTATCAATTAATATTATTGGACCTACAGGTAAAAGAATAGTATCATTTAATGTAAAAGAAGGTGAACAGAAAAAAGTAAGTGGTTCTGTTTCTTTTGCAGGAATTGAACCAGAGGAGTATGAAGAATACCTATGAAATCATTAAGTGGATATTTATCAGAGGCCGCTGGCAAAAATACACACATGACTCACATTGAAGATTTAATTCTTGATGGTGGAGTTAAGGGGGCACGCCAAGCAATATTAGCGCTAAGAAGTTTGCGTGATATGTTAAGTGGTAATTCTAAAAAGTCTGTAGATATTACCGTTAAATGGGACGGTGCCCCCGCCGTATTTGCTGGTGAAGATCCAAGAGATGGTTCATTCTTTGTTGCTAAGAAAGGTATCTTTAATGCCAATCCAAAGATTTATAAGTCACATGAAGATATTAAAGCAGATACTTCTGGCGATCTCACTAAGAAATTAATACTAGCATTTGATGAACTACAGAAGTTAGGTATTAAGGGAGTTATCCAAGGTGACTTCATGTTCGATAATTCTGATTTAAAAAGGGAGACAATTGATGGAAAGTCTTTTCTTGTTTTTCATCCTAATACCATTGCTTACACTGTCCCTGCTGACTCTGCACTTGCTAAAGAAATTAGAGCGGCTAAGATAGGTATTGTATGGCATACTATTTACAATGGTTCTACATTTGAAACTATGCAAGCTGAGTTTGGTAGAGAGATAGTACCAAAGTTAAAGAAAACAAAGAGTGTTTGGATGGTAGACGCTACGTTACCCGACTTATCTGGTACTGCAACTCTTACTGCAAACGAAACAGAAGAAGTCACTAAAAATTTATCCGAAGCAGGTAAACTATTTAAGCAAATATCTTCATCTACCCTTAAAGAAATCGAACAGAATAAAGAATTAAATATGCTTATCAATGTGTATAATAATTCAAAGGTTAGAGAAGGCCAAAGAATTACAGATACTAAAAAACACGCAACTGGTCTTGTGATGTGGGTTAATAATAGATACGCTAAAGAAATAGCTAAACGAAGTTCGGCTAAAGGTAAACAAACACAAATTACTAAAAGAGACGAATTATTAAAGTTTTTTTCTAAGTCTAATATAAAAAATCTACAAAAAATCTTCGAAATGCAGAATTTTGTAGTGGATAGTAAATTAATTATTATAAATAAACTAAACAAACTTTCTAATATTGGGACGTTTGTTAAAACTAAATCCGGATTTAAGGTAACCAACCCAGAAGGTTTTGTTGCAATAGATCGCATGGAAGGTGGCGCTGTTAAACTTGTAGATAGAATGGAATTTGCATTCAACAATTTTAGCAAAGATATTATAAAAGGTTGGGACAACCCCAACTAAATGGGAACCGAGGATAAAATGAAATCGTTCAAAGAATATACAGATGCCCAGGAGGCACTGACTATCTCTCAAAGGCAGAAGATGAAAGCTGCCTTCAGAAAAAATAAAGCCAAGATTATGGTTGCAAGAAAGAAAGCAGCCAAGAGAATGGCCTCTCCAGAAAAATTAAAGAAACGTGCAGAAGTTGCAGCACGTAAGCTCATAATTAAAAAAATCTTAAAGAATAAGAGTAAAGCTGATTTATCTTATGCTGCTCGTGGTGAGCTTGAGAAGAAAGTAGCAAAGAAAAAAGCGGCTATTAAGAAGATAGCAAAGAAATTACTGCCTCAAGTGAAGAAAGCAGATAGAGCAAAATTAAAGAAAAATAAAATAAAAACACCAGGTCAGTAATTATGTCATTTAAAAGTTTTAACGAATATTTAAAAGAAGAAAAAGGTGAAATGACATTTGTCTTTGGCCGTTTTAATCCACCCACTGTTGGCCATGAAAAATTATTTGATAAATTAAAGGCTGTATCAAGTGGTTCATATAGAATCTATGGTTCTAAATCACAAGACCCTAAGAAGAACCCATTAAACTTTAAACAGAAAGTAAAATTCCTGCGTAAGATGTTCCCTAAACATGCAAGATCTGTTATGGCAGATAGTGATGTCAGACATGTTATGGATATCGCGGTTAAACTATACGACCAAGGATATACTAAACTTCAAATGGTCGCAGGTTCGGATAGAGTAAACGAATTTGATGCATTGTTAAATAAGTATAATGGTGTTAAGGCAAGACATGGTTTCTATGAATTTAAAGATAAAATTGAAGTAATCTCCGCAGGAGAAAGAGACCCAGATGCAGAGGGAGTGACAGGGATGTCCGCTTCTAAAATGAGAGCAGCTGCTCAAGACGGTTCACTACAGACATTTGCTAAAGGCGTACCTAGTGGATATAATCCTAAAGACCTATTCAACACAGTTCGTAAAGGTATGGGTATCAAAGAAGCAGCTAAGTTAAGAGAACACATCGAATTACCTCTAGTGTCAGAGACTCGCGAGAATTATGTAGAAGGTAATTTATTTACTGTAGGTGATACAGTAGTATTAAAAGAAACTAACGATGTAGGTGTTATTAGTGTATGTGGTAGTAATTACCTAGTTGTTGAATTTGGTCAATGGAAGAAAAGAGTATGGTTAGACCAAGTTGAACTTATGGAGAAGTGTGGCGCTGGTGAAGACGGTTCTGACGAACTTGTAAAGACATATAAAAAAGGTGTCCCTGGCCAGACAGAAGATAAAGAAGAAAAGAAACGAAATACACAATATCATAAAGGGTTGAAGAAGTCCACATCAGATAAAAGACAAGCACATTTTAATAAAGGCGCTAAGATGGATGATGATAATCCAGCTGCCTATAAACCTGCCCCTGGCGATGCTACTGCCAAAACTAAACCATCTAAACATACTAAGAAATATAAGCAAATGTTTGGCGAAGGCTTTCTTACATTTGAAGATTATAACATAGATGAAGGTAAGTCTGACGAGGCGTTGAAAAAGAAAGCAGATAAGTCAGGTATGCCTTTAGCAATCTTAAAGAAAGTTTATAAAAGAGGTGTTGCAGCATGGAGAACTGGCCATAGACCGGGTACTACTCCACAACAGTGGGGATTCGCTAGAGTTAATTCATTCGTAACAAAATCATCAGGTACATGGGGTAAAGCTGATAAAGACCTCGCGGCTAAAGTAGGGGGATAAAATGAAAACATTCAGAGAAATAAGAGAAAGAGTTACTTATCCTAAGACAATGAAGGACATTGTTCGCAGGTATGGTAAGGAATTAAAACAGGCAGAAAGAACTGGTAACATAGATAAGTACTTGTCAACAGATGCTGAAGAGGCACTTAAACATTGGGTATTCAAAAATGAACCTTATGTTGGTGATGATCCAGATGATTTTGATGAGTGGTTAGATAATAATTTAGAAGATATTGTTAAAGGGAAGATTAAAGACTAATGAAGACATTCAAGGAACAAGCAAATCTTGATGAAGCGCCATTGGTAATGAACGATACTGATATGGCTTCTGCTCTCTTCAAGGATATCAAAGACACGATGATGAAAAATGCTAGGCAAAAGAATAGAGAAAAAAACTGGCCTCTGCTTCAACAACTTGCTGCCATGGCGGGTTATGGTATTACTAAGAAAGGCCAGTCAAAAGAAAAATCATTTAGGTATGACTTAAAGAAAAAATGAAAACATTTAAGGAATTTAATAATTTATCTGAACAAGAACTTAATGAAGTATTAGGTTTTTATAAGAAAGTATATGGTGGTGCCGCTAAATTGGCTGTGAAAGGTGTCAAAGGGGCTGGTAAATTAGCCGCCAAAGGCGCCAAAGCTGGTGCAAAGGCAGCAATTAAAAAGGGTAAAGAAAAGTTTACGGATAAGGGTAAGTTGGCAGCTGCAGAAAAGAAAGCAAAGTCAATGGAAGATAAGAGAAAGACCCGAGAGAAATTAGAAAAGGCCCGAGAGAAAATTAAACAAGAAAAAGAAGCATTGAGAAAGAAAAAAGAAAGTATGCCACCTAATACATTTAAGAAAATGAGACTTGCACTGAAAAAGAAAGTATCTAAAGTAAATGATGCTGAGGCCGATTTAAAGAAATGAAATCACTGAAAGAACATATACAATTATATGAAGGTGTTAATGACCCTTCCATTTTTAAGGCAGTATTCCTTGCGGGTGGCCCAGGTTCTGGTAAGTCATTTGTAGTAGGTAAGACATCTCTAAAAGCACTAGGGTTTAGGTTAATTAACTCTGATGATGCTTTTGAAAAGGGATTAAAGAAGGCAGGATTAACAATGGATCCTAATGATATCGCATCTGCACAGGGACAGGCAGTCAGAGCATCTGCTAAGGCTTTAACTGGTAAGATAATGACCAGAGCATTAAAAGGTAGAATGGGTGTTGTAATTGATGGTACTGGTAAAGATTATACAAAGATTAAAAAGCAAGTTGATATGCTAAGAGAACTTGGATACGCAGTACACATGATATTTGTGAATACAGATTTAGAAACGGCACAGAAAAGAAATGATGCGCGACCAAGATCCTTACCAGATGATATGGTAAAGCAAATGTGGGATTCTGTGCAAAAGAACATTGGTAAATTCCAAGGGTTATTTAGAAATAGAATGATTATTGTTGATAATTCTGAGGGTCAAGATATAGATACATCAACACTAGAAGCGTATAAAGATATAAAAACCTGGGCCGCTAAGGAACCAGAGAATGCCATTGCACAAAAATGGATAAAGGGACAGAAAAATGGAAAATAAAGAAAGAGATAAAATAGTAAAGGCATTTACAGCTAAGTGGAAGTATAGAAAAGATAAAGAACAATACGGTATGGCTGATGCTTGGAAAATCATTTACTCTCCAAATGCAGAAGGTAAGTATGTAGGTGATTGTGAAGACTACGCACTTTCTATTCTATGGAGATTATCTGGCGAAAGTCATCTTAAAATGTGGTGGTTACTACTTACCCATCAAGCAGGTATTTGTTGTGTTGGACCAAGTAAGTGGAAAATGTCACACGCAGTATTGAGATATAAAGGTGAGTATGTAGATAACTGGACTAGAAAGTTTGGCCCTAAATCAGAAATTGAAAAGAACCATACTTTCCATATTATTTATGGATGGGGTTGGGCATATTTTACTGCTCTTAAAATGGTAATAAGTAAAGTAGTAAGAACTATTAAGGGATAATGATGCATACATTTTTAGAGCATGTAGACGAAAGATTTGGTATCTATGAAGGTAAACATGTACCATTAGAACAACCGATGATTGAAGCTACTAAAGATAAAGACGTAGAACTTAATTCACCGAAAAGAGGTGGCAAAGCTAAGTACTATGTTTATGTAAAGAATGATAAAGGTAACGTAATTAAAATTCAATTTGGTGATACTACTGGATTGAGTGCTAAAATTAACGATAGAGATGCTGCAAGAAACTTTGCTGCAAGACATCAATGCGATACTAAGAACGATAAGACAAAGGCCGGTTATTGGGCATGTCGTCTTCCTAAGTACGCAAAACAACTAGGATTGAAGGGTGGTGGATCTTACTTTTGGTAAACCATACTGGGAAGATGCTGATATACGTCAGTTTGACCCAAGTATAGAAGACGCAGAATACGTGTGGCATCGTGACCATGAAGATCGCGAGGTGGAAATTTTAGAAGGTGAAGGATGGCAATTTCAATTGCAGAATTGTTTGCCATGGTTATTAGAAAAAGGAATGGTATTTGATATTAAGAAATATGAATATCATAGATTAATTAAAGGGGTAACCCCATTAAAATGCAGGGTGTTTAAACATGGCAACAGCGCAAGAACAAAGAGTTGAACAATCAGCTCGTCTTGACCGAATCGAGCAGAAGATTGACCAAATGTCTGCTGCTATTATTTCTTTGGCACGTGCCGAAGAGAAGATTGCCACTATGGCAGAGTTTGGTAAACAACAGGGAGAGCAGATATTAACTCTTATAAATAGAGTAGATCGGCTAGAAATATTAGTGCGTGAAAATGCACAAACGGTAAATGTTATTAATAAATTATTCTGGATAGTCATCGCGGGTGCCGCTACAGCTATTACAGGAATGCTTTTCATACAATAGGAGAATCGAAATGAAAATCAATGATAAAGAAACTCTAAGCATTGCTGCAGCAGTCAGTGATGTACTAGAAGGTAAAAAATATCCAAAGGAAGAAGCTAAATATCCACATGATATGTTTCATCCAAAAACTGGAGAGAAGGAAGTAGCTAAAGACGAGTCAGAGCATAAAGCATTGGCTAAGAAAGGTTATACCCATGAGAAACCTGAAGTTGATGAGGTTGCAGAACCTGTCGCTAAAGGTGAGAAAGAGTTTAAGGCCAAACATACTGTTAAGAAATCAGGAATGAAAGATGATGGTACTAACATGAAAGAGACTTATAAAAAAGACGAAGACGACAAGGAAAAGACCGAGAAAGAAGGTAACGAGTTTACCATGGCCCTTGCACAAGCTCGTAAGAACGGCGACAAGGACTTTGTTGTATCTGGTAAGAAGTATATGGTTAAAGATTACAAAGAAAAAGATGACGATAAAGAAGAAGTTGAAGAATCTAAGTCTAAGTTTCCAAAATCTTTAGTTAAGAAAGCAACAGAACTTGCTCTGAAAATGGGTGGTAATATGACCGGTGCTGCTAAGAAAATTGAAAAGATGAAGAAAGGTCTTTCTGATGATCCAGAAGTCAAAGCTGCATTACAACTTGCCAATGAAGAAGTAAGTGAAGAGGTAGTTCAAGAAGCTCATAAAATGAATGAAGCAGAAGATAAGAAAGCTAAGTATAAAGCATTCTTTGATAAGGCTTTAAAGAAGTTTGGAGTTGATTCACCTGCAGAATTGAAAGGTGATAAGAAGAAAGAATTTTTTGATTACGTAGATGCAAATTACGAAGCGGAGAACGAGACAGACTAATGAAAAACTTTAAAGAAATAAGAAAAGAACTCATTGAAAGTGTAAAAAGCCTTAAGAACTACAAAGATCGTAATCGTAAAGGCCATGAAGCATATATGTTTATTCATGTAGTTAAAGGTAATTCATCTAATAAATTTAACGATGACTTTGGATTTAACCAAAAAGAAATGGTTATGATGGATAAACTTATAAGTAAAATCAAAAATATGCATGTAGCAAGTTTTGATGGTGGTGATTCTGCTCCTGCATCTTTAGAGTTTTATGGTGACGTTGCATCTTTAGATAAATTCTTAAAAGATAGAAATGTACAAAGTATAGTTAAGAAATATAAAGCTAAGGTTAATGGTCCTACTAAACTAAAATAGCGATTATAAATAACTATATGATGAAAATATTTGATACTTTAAATAGGAAGAATTTTGAGCTCTATGCGGCCCAAAATTATAGCAATCCTGAATGTATAGACATAGAAGAATTTAAGGAGGACTTAGCCAGATTTAAATATCTAAAAAGACTCCTTAGACGCTATGAATTAACAGAAGATTTACAAGTTCGACTTATACTAAATCATATAATAGTTCTCTATAATGTATTTGGTATTGAACCTGCTAATAAAATGATTTGGTATAAAATTGAGAAAGAACACTGGACTTATATTAAACCATTTCTGGTATTTTTAAATTATTTACCAGTAGATGAAAAGATAGATGTACCATTAGATCCATATATTGTGGATGTACTTAGGAAAATTTAATGAGTGTAGTAACACGTACAGCTGATTTATTTTACGCCTTTAGGTTTCTAAAGTTATTGGTCACGCCTTGGGATAAGACAGGTGCATATGAGCAAGGTATTATTGATAAAGATGGCAAAAACCTCAAGAAGGCAAGAACATTAACTACATCAGAAGAAAAGGCTCAGTATACAGTATTTCATAGATTAGTATTTAATTTAAAAAGATTATTGGGTAAAGTGCCAGGTGGTTCTTCAAAGTTAGGTTCTTATGCAGCTGCACTGTTTTTAATTAAAGAGAATACTGATTTAACAGAAGAAGATATAAGAAATGTACTTGAAGAAGTTTTAGATGATTTGGATGAATCTTTAAACGAGAGTGTATTCTATATTAAAGATGACGTATTAAATCCAGGTAGGTATAAATTAACTAATGAAATGGCTAGTATGAATACTGGCGAGATTATTGCAAGACGGGGTGACCTAGTAGAGTGTACTTTACATAGTAAACCGTATGGTAGTATATTTGATATTGCGATATACGAAGTAACACATATTCCTACTAAACAGAAATTATATATAAGTAGTGGAGACATAAAAAGATGAAAAAATTTAAAGATGTTTGGGAAGATGCAGCAGCCAACTCGGTATCGGGTGATGGTGTAGATATGCCAGCAGACGTCCAACATTCAAAGAAAAAGAGGAAAAAAGCAGTGTACGATGGTAGAACAAAGGAAGGCCGCAAATTCGTAGAAAGAATGTTGGCCAGAAAAAAGGCTAAAGATACAGCTAAACAAGTAAATGCTTCTAAAGAAAATCAAGCATCTGTAGCCATGAAAGAAGAACAAGAACTACTTGACGAAGCATTACAACACGTTCATACAATTAAAATTGATGGTAACGCCCCAAGTAATCCAAAACCATCTGAAGCTGCTTCTATTAAAAGCGATTTTAAATTGCACGTTCAAGCAATCAGAAGTGCTGTTAAAAGATTAGGCGGTCTTATTACTGATACAGAAGTTCCTTCTAGACAAAATAAATTTGTTGGAAAAATTAAGATTGGAACTCGTGGTGATGCAAGCAAAATTAGTATCCCAGTAATTCAAAAAGGTGTTAAATCTGGTGGTATTGAATTAGAT